GTAAGGTAAGAATTACAGAGGAATTATTGGATTTACAAACAGAAAGCGATATAAAAATAATACCCGTTGTACATGGAGAATTATTCTTTTTCCTAGCAGCAGGTGCAGCATTTGCAGGGGCAGCAGTAGCAGGGGCAGCAGTAGCAGGAGCCACTTTCTTAGGTATCAAAGCTGCTGTTTGGGCTACAACATTAACAGCTTTAGGAACAAGTTTTTTAATTCAAGGAGTTTCGGAGTTATTATTTCCATTACCTACACCACCTACATTTGGTGGTGACGAACAAGATCCTAGCTTTACATTTGATGGAACGACTAATATTGCAAAACAAGGTGTACCAATAAATATTGTATATGGAGAAACTTTGATTGGAACAAATACTATTAGTGCAAATATAGATACTTTACAGGTGGTGAATAACTAATGAGTTCAATTAATAATATTATTACTTCTAATAATGGTGAGCTAGTTTATCAACAAAACGCAAAACTGCCTTCTGGTAGTTTAAAATCAATAGATTTTATTACCCTTGTTGATATATTAAGTGAAGGAGAAATAGAACTTAGTGCTACAGCACATAAAAATAGTATTACAGATAAGACATCTACAGCATATAAAAATGCTTTTTTAAAAGATTTATTTTTAAATAATCAACCAGTTTTATCTAGTGATGCTAATGTAAACAACCCAGCAACATCTGATTTTAATTATGACAGTGTTGATTTTCGGTTTCAACAAGGCACTGCTAATAACGAAATATTACCAGCAGCAGAAATACAGCCTACTGAAAGAACAGGTGGTGATATAGGACAGCTTGTTAGTTTTCCTGCAGGTGGTTCAGTCACAACACGATCTGTTCAAATAACAAATGTCAATGTAGATAAAGTTAGAGTAAGAGTAAAATTTGACAATTTTTTTAAAATAGACACTGAATCAGGGGATAGAAAATCAACAAGCGTTAATGTTGCAATAAAAGTAAATCCTAGTAATGGATCTGAGCAGACTGTTATTACTGATACTGTGCGAGGTAAAAGTACATCATCTTATAGCCGTGATTATGGTATAAGGCTATCTGATGTTACTGGTTATAATACAAGTTCTTTTTTTCCAATAACAGTAACTTTAACTAGAACTAATGATGAAGGTGATGCTAATACTTTTAATCCTATGCGTTTAAGTGGTCTTACAGAAATTATTGAAGAGTCTAATAATTATCCAAATGTTGCATATACTTCACTACGTTTTAGTGCAGAGGAATTTCCTACACTGCCTTCAAGGGTTTTTCGTGTAAGAGGTAAAAAGATAAAAATACCGATCAATGCAACAGTAGAACGTGCAACAGGAAGGATTACATATGTTGGTACTTTTAACGGTAGTTTTAAACCAGATAAAGAATGGACAAGCGATCCAGCATGGATACTTTATGATCTTTTAACAGATAGTAGATATGGTTGTAATTTACCAGAATCATCATTAGATAAATTTGTTTTTCGTAAGGCAAGTGAATATTGTGGCGAATTGGTAGATGATGGGCAAGGTGGTCAGGAACCTAGGTTTTCTTTAAACGTAAATATAAGAACACAACAAGAGGCATTAAAAGTAATTAATGATATTTGTTCTGTAATGAGAGCAATGCCGTTTTATTCAGAAGGCACAATAAAAATATCACAAGATGCACCAAAAGATTTTGCTAATCCAAGCACAGTTTCTTTTGATTATGTTTTTAATAATGCAAATGTTGTAGATGGTAATTTTGTTTATAGTGGCAGTTCTTTAAAAACAAGATTTACGATTATAAATATTAGTTATTTTGATTTAGAAACTCAACAATTAGATTATGTAACTGTAAAAGATACAGCAGCAATAACAAAGTATGGCGAACATATAAATACAATTAGAACTTTTGGAACGACATCAAGAGGTCAGGCACAAAGAGTTGGTAAATGGTTTTTGAATACACAACAAACTGCTACTGAAACTTGTGCTTTTGAAACTAATATTGCTGCTGGTTCTGTTGTGCAAATAGGTAGTATTATTGGTATTGCAGATAGAGTTAAGGCAGCAACAAGAAGAGGAGGTGTAG